CCGTGATATCACAGGACACCCAGGTACCGGGTGCCCTACCGTTCGAGGGAACGTCAGATGAAAATTGATTCCACCGTGACATTCAACAACGGGGTTGGAGGAGATTGCGCAAGGACAGTCGAAATCGACAAAGGAGGTGGCAGAGAACCGCTATGCAACGCGGCACGCCAAGACCTCTCATTCCGTCGAAGGACTCCTACACGATTAGATGACTTATCGGCTTGAAAAGGATCGGCTGCTGTAAACAATGTATCAACAATGAGTGCTCCATACAATTTGTCATTGACAGACTGTAAAGCAACATCGTTACCAAAGTTTTCGCAGGCGATCGGATATTTAGCCATAGCCAATCTATGTGTATTCCAAGGTGCATCCACAGGCGGTTTCGTGACAGGGAAGCGTACGGGATTCTCCATGATACGGGCGGCAATCTGAAGATCCAGTTTAGAAGGTCCACGAAGGACTTCAACAGGATCACCAGGATTGCCAACTCGAATATCACAGGGAAGACCAACACCACCCCACGACTCCGGCAGGAACCAAGGAACTCGCACTTTTTCCAACACAGCTTTGTGGTTCAAAACAAATCGTTTGAATAAAATATTCTTAACATCACTCGGGGCAGAGGCAATTAATTCATGACAGCGAACTCCCAAGGAGTCGTCAGAATCACAAATTGCATCAGCACCCAATTTCTCGCCGGACCGCTTAAGACCATAAAGCAGGCCGAGATTGATGTAAGGTGTTTGCCGATAGTACATCTGACGAAACTTGCCAGATATCGGATCTCTATCAAGATCGGGAACCTCAAGTCGAGTAAAATTCGTGCTATTAACCTGCGCGAACTCACGACTAAAGAAGTACTTTCCAATCGATGGAGTCAAACCACCAAACGTTGTTATCTTTTTCCAATAGCCCAAACCGGCATGCGTAGTCCGGAATAAGCAATCGTCCCCGTTGACCAACAAAGTGGTCTGTGAGAGTTTAAGAACCTTCGCATACGCAAGTTCAAGACTCCAACGGCACATCGCTGCATTTGCGATGCATAAGACAGGAAAAGATGTAACAGAACCCATAAGCTGCCCCCACTGTTGCGGGAGAGCGGACCGATTTTCACCCTCAAACACATGTTGTGTTAAAGACCTAACCAACAACTCGGCTTCCCGAGCATCAAGCCCACAACGTGACGCAATGCGTCGCGCAATGGCCTCAGACACCCAAGGAGCTAAATTGTCTGTAGCTGCAGAATAGTCACCACTCATGATGGCCTCGTAAGGTTCCAACTTCGCACCAAGGCGATCCTGGACAACAAATCGATCGACGGGTCGACCAATAAGAGAGCAGGAAGGATGACTTTCTAAAACACGCCACATGAACTTTTGCAAAGGCTTAAGAACAAAGCCAGTACAAGGAGGGCCCTTTGTGATAACTCGTACTTTCAAGCTTTCAGCTAAGCCAATGGGTTTGACCCAAGGGGTTTCAACCATAGCCTTACTTAACGCCTGTTCGTATAAATCACCAAACCGAGCCTCTAGTTCAGTTAAATCCGCATGCACAACCGTGCGGGGAGCACCGGAATACTCCTCACCTGATGTCACAGTATGAAACTTTACTAATGATGCACCATCACGCGCAAGACCGTACGTGGTAAGACCTAAATCCGTGGCAAGCCGCCGGATAGATCTAAATGCTCCACCCTGTTTCTGGGTATCATTAAAAGTTGATGATGTGCTGGGAAAGTAAGGTCTGAATTTATCATTGTTCTTGTAAGTGAGAGGCATGCCTCGTTCATCACTAAAGAATTCATCCACAGTGCGGTTTAATTCATCGATAAGTGAGAGCTTGCTCAAACGAATCGATATTTTATTCATCACATGTAAAGGTAAATCACCCCACCCCATCAGCCATTCATCTCTGACTTCAGGTTGCTTCGTCGTGAGTGCCGCAACGCTCTTCTTCACCTGCGCTTCAACCATTCCCTTCGAAGGTCTCGGGCATCCTTTCTTAACTTGTAAAATGGATGCGAGAAAACTATCTCGAGAAGTGGAATCAGCACGGCAAAGTCGTAAAGCGTATCGCCCTGCAACACCCGCGCATAACTGTTTCGGATCATCGCGTAACCGAGTGGCCAAAGCTGGAGGACCAATATCAAGCTGTGTCGTCATAGCGTGAAAGAATGCAGGAAATTTCCATTTGGTATATTTCATCCATCCTCCCTCACCTAACGAAGCTGATTGCTCCGCCCAATGCTCAACCGTTCGCTTAAACGCGCGATTCACCTGGCAAGATTGTACATTCCTACCAGTCCGAGGAGCTAAACCATAAAGCTCCAACAGTTCGAAGAGTTTGCTCACGCAATCCTCAATTTCACTACCTTTAGTAGAAACACCAACATTTTTACCGCGCTCGGAAGTGCGGGAAGTCAAAGCTTGAAGCTTGACGACAGTTGGTGCCACTTTAGGCAATGCAGGAAAACCACGCATGGGATATGCGGGCGGTTTACCTGGGAGATTCGTCTCTACCATGGACGGCGGCACACGTTTGGAATCCGGACGGTCAATCAAAGATTGAGCGTTTGGAGGAAACATTTGTGCCACGTGAGTTCTAGAATTAGTATAAAGTGTGTTTGGGTCTAACGATTCAGATACAA